ATGAGAATGAGACCATTTGTGTATAAAAAATGAGGAAATATTATGAGTTTATTTGATATCAATACCGGTATGATACACATGGATTTAGTTCCATTTAAAGAACCGCAAGAACGAGCTGGAGTGGAGTCGGTATATATCGACTATTCCCCATGTAAGACATGTCCCAAGAGAGTTAATTGCATGGTTGAGTGTAACGATTTTGAGAAATATGTCGATCCTCTAAAATATGATCGGAAAATGAAGAAATTAGCGAGGTTACAAAATGTCTAAACAAAAAGCGAAATGGGCAACCAATGCCACTGAGCCTGAGTTATCTTTGGAATATACCCAAACTGAATTGATAGGAGTACTCAACTGGTATAATGTAATGACAGACTCCAAGACAATTGGTAAATATCTCAATACCTATCTCAAAGATATTAAATCCACAAAGGCGTTGACATCAAGAGTATCACAACAAACGGCTGGTGCTATTGCTCGTCTAATTGCTAGGGGTTTCGGGGATAACAAACTCGAGAAATGGATGTCTGAATGGGTAATGCGACTAGATGATAAAGTTGTTGCTCCACCCAAAAAAACTGTATCTATTCAAGAGCGTACCACCATCAAACTTAATGAGTATATCACAGGTCTAGATAACGGATTTGAGAACTTCAGAGAGTCAGATTATAAAATGAAATTCAATACCGAGAAATATTTAGCGGATTTAGATGTTAAGGCATCTTATGTTCAGTCTCTTATTATGTGGGCATCAGAGGTTCGTAATGAATACGTTCTGTCTAAAACCGTTCCTATTATGAAAGAGGGTTATTCTACTTACACAACTCCACAGAAGAACAAGGTTATTAAGTTCTTTGATGGAATGATTAATTCTCTCGAGAAGTATAAGGTGGCTGTGACACCCGTCAGAAAGAAGAAGGTTGTGACTACCACAAAACTCATCACCAAATTAAAATATTTGAAGTCATTTCCCGAACTTAAACTCAAATCCATTAATCCGGAAAAATTAATTGGATCGAAAGAGGCTTGGGTGTATAATACTAAAACTAAAATGGTTGGGTATTATACATCTCTTGATGGAATGACTGTCACTGGAACAACCCTCAAGGGATTTGATTTTTCAGAACAACGCCGACTAAGAAAACCAGAAGATCAACTCAAGTTACTAACAGATTCGAGAAAGGGTCAATGGATCAAGAAATTCACTACAATGGCCAAGACTGTCAGAACCAGCGGAAACGGCAGATTTAATGATGGAGTAATCATCCTTAAGGTTTTCTAATAACTATATAAATAACTATATTACTATAATATAATGTTTATACATGGAAAATTATTTTGGAAAAAATGGATTTGTTTGGTTTATAGGTGTTGTTGAAGACCGAATGGACCCAGAAAAACTCGGCAGAGTTAGAGTTCGCTGTCTGGGTCACCATTCTCCCGACAAAATAGATATACCAACAGACCACCTTTCGTGGTCAACAGTCATGGCGCCAACGACAAACCCATCAATGAACGGTCTTGGATCGACTCCACCGTTTTTAGTTGAGGGGTCGTGGGTTACTGGTTTCTTTGTTGACCAATTTAAGCAAGAATGTGTGGTTGTTGGTTCTCTTCCGGGATTTAATACCCCATCGGGAGATTCATCTAATAAAGATGGATTTAAAGATCCAAATGGTATATATCCTAGAGCAAACTCCGATTTAATTGATACAAATAAACTCGCTCGAGGAAATCATGCTAAGAGCCATGATTCTCTTATGACTCGAGAAAATAATAAAATAACCGATATACCAAAGGCCACCAAGCCCAAATTATCCACCATCGAATCCATGGTAGATGATCCCCGTAAAACCTGGGATGAACTCGACCCAAAATCTAACACATTTTCAGTATACCCCTATAACCATGTCACAGAATCTGAATCGGGGCATGTGTCTGAGATAGATGATTCTCCCGGCGGCGAGAGATTAATGAATTATCACCGTACTGGAACTTTCGATGAAATTCACCCAGATGGATCTAAAGTCACAAAGATTATTGGATCTGAATATGAAATAACCCTAAAAGATAAGAATGTATTAATTGAAGGTGCGTGTAATATAACTATTGCCGGAGCTTGTAGGCAATTGATCAAGGGCGATTATATCCTTGAGGTTGAAGGTAATTATACTGAGAAGATTCACAAAAATCATTACGTTAAAATTGGTGCTGGGGAATCCGGCGGCAACGAAGCATATGAAATCCTCGGTAATAGAACAGGTAATATATCTAAAAACGATAATATAAGAATAGCCAAAAATATAGAAGCTGTGTGTAATGGCAATCACAATTATCAGTTAAATGGCGATTACTCCCAAACAACTATGAAAGATTATACATTGACCACCTCGGGGATATCTTCTATACAATCTACGAAAAATATATCTATAAATTCTGTATCTGAGGATTGTTCCATTAAGGCTGGAGGAAAAATGAATATTCGGTCTGATCTGAAACTTGATATGCATTCCGAATCGAGTAATATGATTTTAACTGCAACAAGAATAGATCTTAATTAGGAGAATAATATGCCATTTAAACCCCCTAAGCTTCCGTGCGGAATTGATTTAGATTTCGATGCATTAAAAGATAAAATAGCAGAGCTGAAAAAGTCTGCTATGGAACAAGTGAACGAAACTGTTGCTGCAGCAAAAGCAGCAGCATTAGCAGCAGCAAAAGAATTTGAAGAGAAACTGAGATCAATGATCCCAGAAATGCCGGAACTTCCTGATATGCCGGGCGATTCAATGTTACCAGAGCTAATGCTTTTAGTTAAAAGAATAGAAGAAATAATGGCGAATCCTACTGCTGAAGGTCTTAAATTATTAGCTCAACTTAAAACAGATTTTAAAAATAAATACGGTGACGCGATTTCGAAGGCAGGGGCAGACTTAGATGAGTTAATCGATGGTATTATGGATGGGATTGACCCGTGTTCATTGGTTCCCAATATAGTAACAAATGCCGCTGGTAAAATCGTAGAAGAAGTTAAAGATCCGTTATATGCCAAAACCGATGCTCTTGCAGAAACTTTGTCGGTTGAAACCCCCGCGATGAAGGCATTGAAAGGACAAATATCAACATCACTAGAGGATACAGAAGTTAATAGAGATTTAGCTAAGAATCTTGTTACTGAATCACTAAAAGAAACTGATGTTAAAGACGAAATTTCTAATCTCAATGTTAAAGGGGACGTGGACGATTTTTATGAGTCAAATGTTGATTTTACAGTTAAAGATAACGAAATAACAGAATCTCTAAGAAAAACGACACCTTCAGCAGAGAAATTGAAACTTGAGGTGAAACGTGGTAAAGAAGTTATAACAGAAACTAAGAGTGTTTATAAAAAATACACATTTAGGATATATCACCGCGATAAAGTCAACACACGCCATTACGATATTTCATTACACGAGACTGTCATTAATTATACCTCAAGTTTTGATTTCTTGTCAGCTAAATATCACGATATGTCAACGGTCCGCCACCTGATGGTAGATTCTTCGTACTCGGGGAACATTAAAACTTATGATCTTAATGCTCATATAAAAGAAATTGAGTCAAAATATAAAGTAAAACTTCATTCTGTTAAACAAAGCTATACATATGTTGATGGCGAAAGGGTGATCACACCTGTAACATATCAAGACGGAGATGTTGAAGCCTTCGAGGATATGAGGGTTCATAAATTTATATATTTATAGGTGCAAATTATGTATAATTATCAGATTGAAGTTACAAGAGTTATAGATGGGGATACAGTTGATTGTATAATAGATCTTGGATTTAAAATATCAACCAAATATAGAATTCGTCTTGCTGGCATTGATACACCAGAAACGAGAACAACAAACGCAGAAGAAAAAATATATGGCTTTGAAGCTAAGGTGAGGCTTCAAGAATTATTATCTCAGGGTACAATAATACTGAAATCCCACGGTCTAGGTAAATTCGGTAGAGTTCTTGGAACCTTATATGTCGGAGATGTGGATATTAATCAAAGACTTATTGATGAAGGATTTGCTATTGAATATAGAGGAGGTTCTAGAATGACTACATCTGAATTATTAAACCAATTAAATGAAGTTAGGCAATCATTATAAATAATCTTATAATAATATAACAGAATAAAAATGGCAATTCAAACATCGGCACATATTGATGCTCAAGGTACTAATATATCTACCAAAACGACTAAGATTTGGAAAGATATTAATCTTAAATTCGATAAGCACCCAGAAACCAACGATCTTGCTCGAGTATTTGATGTTGAGTCTATTAAAAGATCAGTTAAAAATCTAATTTTAACTGACTATGGCGAAAGACCTTTTCAACCGTGGATAGGGTCTAATATAAGGGGTTTATTATTCGAGCAAATGGATAATCAAACTGTCTCGGGACTTAGAAGTCAGATTATGATGCTTCTAGAAAATTTTGAACCTAGAGTGATATTAACTTCTCTGGAGATTAATGATATACATGATGATAATAACAGATTAAGGGTTACATTATATTTCACATTAATTAATTCACCGTCAGGGGAAATTTATACTCTTGATACTTTCCTTGATAGGATAAAATAAATGGCTACATCAACTACAGAACAAGATTTTTTCGAAATAAAGGAAAATTTAAAAACCTATCTTCGAGGACAAACAGAATTTGCAGATTATGATTTTGAAGGATCTGCAATGTCAACCCTCCTCGATGTTCTTGCGTTTAATACACACTATGCTGCCATGACGGCAAATATGTCCGTCAATGAAATGTTTCTAGATACTGCACAATTAAGATCTAATGTTGTTTCCCATGCAAGAACACTTGGGTATACACCACAATCACCGAAAAGTTCTAAAGCCTTAGTGTCAATGTCTGGTACTTTTACACCAGAAGCAACATTAAATATTCCACGTGGGAGTATTTTTAATGCAGGAGATGCAAAATTTATAACTCTTGAAGATTATATTTCAAATTCTGATTCATTTGGAGCAATAAATTTCGATTCAATAAAACTTCATGAAGGTAAACTATTAACTAAAACTTTTATTGTAACTAGTTCAAATCAGAAATTCACAATCCCTAACAAATCTTGCGATATTTCTTCGTTAAGGGTTTCTGTCAAATCAGATGCTACATCTACTGATAAAATCACATATTCCCTTGGGAATACCCTAATAGACGTTGGTAATACATCGAAAGTTTATTTCCTAGAGGAGTCTGATGACGAGAAATATTCTATATATTTTGGTGATAATCTTATAGGTAAAAAATTAGATACATCGAATGTTGTGGTAGTAGAATACATTAAAACAATTGGGATTGAGGGTAATTCTATAAAGAATTTTAGTTTTGATTCTACTATTTCAGATTTTAAGAATTCTACTGTTACTACCATTTCTCAGTCTTCTGGTGGTTCTGGTATAGAAACTATTAATTCAATAAAAATTAATGCCCCATTTAATTTTGCTGCTCAGAATAGAGCTGTAACAATTTCTGACTATAGAGCTATACTTAAAAAAATATACCCCAATTCAGATACAATATCCGTCTGGGGTGGTGAAGATAATATACCACCCGAATATGGTAAAGTTTTTATATGTATTAAACCAGAAAACGGAGAATATCTTTCGACCCTTGATAAAAATCAATTACAATCAGATTTAGTTAAATATAAGGTCTCGGGAATTAATGTTGATATTATTGATGCAGAATATCTTTATATTGATTTAACTGTGGAT